ACCTTTGGTGGTACATTAACAGTCGGTAGAGATTATGTAATTATATCTCGTGAAGACACTAATGGTGACGGAGACTTCAATCAGGGTGAGATATTCAAACTTGCTACACCATTAGCGATTGTTAATAAGAAGTTTGAGATTCTTAATGGATGTCCAAATGGTGATGTTCTCTTCTCTGTTGACAGTGTAACTGGTGAAACAGTCATTGGTAACGATGGTGTTGCTGGAGAGAATGGTAAGTTAACAGTTAATGGTTCATTCAACTTTGTTGGTGGGTGTAAGACAGCATCAGCTCAGGCATTTACTGGTAGTGCAGTAGCAACAACAAATACAATTACTTCTATTCCTTCAGTTGAGGGACTTGAGGTTGGTGATTTTGTTGAACTTACTGGTAACGGTGGTACAGTCACACTTGAACAAAACCAGTTCCCATCAGATTCTGGAACTGTAAGATTAACTGATCCTCAGATTGTTAGTATTGGTGCTAGTTCGGTCACACTTAACGTTCCATTCTCAGGATCTGGTAGTGCAACTGGTGTAACATTCAATGCAACTAAAGATGAGAAGTTTAGAATTACTGATAGAGTTCGCGACATCTTTACTGTTGATGGATGTTCTGGTGACACAGTAATTGGTAATCCAAGTGGTACCATATTAGCAAATAGATCTCAATATGGAACTTCTGTTGCTGCACACACAGCTGGTGCGACAGTCTACACAGTTCTTAAAGATCCTAAGGTAGACAACGGTATTGCTACCACATTTGTTAATACTGTTACAACAATTGCAGATAATGCTACAACACTTCCTGTTGATGACATTACTAACTTTGAAAATGGTGACTTCATTTTTGTTGGATTTGGATCTGGCGGAAATGAAGAGATTATGCAGATCAATGGAACTCCTCAAGCAAGTGGAGTTGCACCAGCTGGTAACTTACCTGTTACTCGTGTTAGTGGTCTATCATATGTTCCTGGCACACCATCAACACACACTGATGGTGAAACTGTATTCAGGATTTTATTCAGGGAGACTACAGTTCTAACAAATGACATTGCAGGATCTGGATCTAATGCTGTTGAGATTGGATTAGAAAACAGTGATGTTGTTCCATTCTTCCTTGACCGTGAATATTGGTTATTAATTGATAATGAGGTATTCTTTGTAACTAGCAGCATCACCAATGATGGTGGCACTATCTTGGTTAAGAAAGATTATCATCATGGTAGATTAGATGTATATGATGATGTTAAGTTCATCGGTTCTAACTTTGAAATAACTGGTACAGATAACAATGTACCTATCCTTAAGTTAATCAATAACGAGGAACATCACTTTGAAAGTGGAGCACTTGACATTAACGCTTCTACTGATATCAGTGGTAACTTTAGACTATTCCCATCCAAGTGTGTTGAGGATCCTGATGCAATTCAGTTTACTAACAAATCATTTACTCCAACATTTAGAGTTGAGAGTGATTCTGGTGACACATTTGTTGGTCGTTTACTTGAGGTTGCTGGTATCGCTGGAACGAACCCAACAAACTCTCAACCAATTCTGGATGTTAAGAACCTAGGTGTTAATGGTGCTAATACCTTTACCATTATGCAAGATGGTTCTATTGATGCATTCAGTTACAAGGGATTCAAGAATAAGAATGGTGGACATATTACTAAATTTGTCAACGCAGACACCACTCTTTCTGTCAATATAAATTATATTGTAGCGGTAGCTCCTTCTACTGGTGCTCTTATACTTACACTTCCAAATAATCCTGAGACAGGTGATGTTATCAGAATTACTGAAGTTGCAGGAGCGTTAACTTACAACAACTCACTTGTAGTTCGTGCTCCAATCATCGGTGGTGAACCAGTAGCAGTTCAGGGAGATACTTCAGGAACCAAGTTGGGTGGTTTGTCTACACCATATGGATCTGGTGAACTGGTTGTTCAAAACAGAAATGCATCCTTTGGACTTGTTTTTGTAGGACAAACAGATGGTGATAACTTTATCCCTGCTGTCTATCAAGGTTGGTGGTTAACTGAACTATAATGGCATTCTATAACAGACTAAAAACTATGAAGTCTGCTCCAGTAGGCACTATCATGCCTTGGAGTGGACAGTCTAGTAGTGGTGATCTTCCTAACAATATACCTACAGGGTGGATTGTTTGTGATGGTAGGACTTTTGAAGCTAATGATTTTCCTTTATTAGCATCTATGATTGGAAATACATATGGTCCTACTGACACATCAATTGTTGGTAATTTTCCTGACTATGAAGATGGAGACACTTTTAGAGTTCCTAACTTAAATGGTAGATCAATGGTTGACATTGAGAAATCATATTTACAAGACGCTAAGTATCAGTTCGGACAACCTGATGCTGAAGCTGTAATTGGCGATTTAATTTCTGAGGATGGTACAGGCGTTACTCCTCCAACTATCTACAGTGCTGATACGGATCTAACATTTCAATTAGATCCAATTGATACAATGGCAGGAAAAATTCAAGGCATTACATTGAATGATCCTACATGGTCTAAAACATATTATACTATTGGTAGAAAATTAGGTATTGACCATACGCCAGGTCACAAACACTCAGGACAATATACAACAGCACGCCCTGATGGTAGATATGTTCAAATATTTGAAGCACCAACTCCTGGTATCTCTGGTGGAGATTATGAGTCTGCAAACTTGAATGGTATTCAAAACACTGACACTAATGATACTTGGCCAAATGGATCTGGTAATATGACATATTATGATGAAAATACTCTCGTATTAACAAACGAAGCAAAAACTTTTACACAGGATAGAATTCCAACAGAACTTAAACAAAGTAATATTCCTGCTCATGGTGCATACACAGCAGCGTTTACTGATACATATAACCAAGCACAAAATGGTGGTGATGCTCAAGGTAGGTATGATCACTCTATGAGACAGGTCACTGGTGTATTTCCTCCACCTGCTACTATTTTTGGTAGACCAAATTATTACAATGGAGATGTTGGTTCAACATATCCAACAAACCTCAGCTCCATTGGAGAAGATTATACTGATGCAACAGTATCATCCCATAATCACTTCAGTTTTGATCTCTCAATGAACATTGGTGGTCTTAGAATTCCGCCAAATATTGCTGTAAATAACGTACAATCATACACAGTTAACGTTTCTGATATACCAGATGCGTTAAATATTCTTATGGACAATCAAACACCATCACAAACTGTGATAATGATTATCAGAGCTTACTAAAATGGCAACATTTTTAAATCAAGAAAGAACTAAGATTGGAACGACAACAGGAACGTTGATTGCTTTTCCTCAAGAGTTAGAAGTTAACGATCCTAACGTAGGAAATAGTGCAACATTACTTCCTTCTGGTTATTTAAGATGTGATGGTGGAGTCTATAGCTCAACAGTATATCCAGCATTAGCAGAAATTCTTGGAACAGGTTCTGAATGTGCATTTAAACAAGAAGGACAGAATTTATTAGATACACAATTTCAAGTACCAGACTTGAGATCTAAATTTATTAGAGCTAGTTCTGCATCTGATCAAGGTGTTATTAATGATAACACAGTCACTAATGCTGCTGGTCAAGTTGTTGAAAGATCTGGTGTTGGTGTCAATGTCTCATCAAATGTGGGATCTAATGCAGTTGTTGATATGGTAGGACAGTTTAGAGTTCCTCCCAGAACTGTTACCCTTACAGGTAATGTTGGTTTTACCAGACCTAGAAGACCTGATGAAGAAGTGGTTGCTATAACTGGTTTTCTACCACATATGCATTACACTACAACATTAAGATGTAGAACTTTTAGACGTCAAGGTAGTGATGTATTTGAATTAAATTATTTTAACAACGCATCTACAATTGGTGCTGAAAATTGGTACGATGCTACAGATTCTGGTGATCCTGACGGACCTCAACCTGCATGTAAACATTATGGACAAACAGTAGTATGGAATGCAGGTAATTATATTGCTGGTGGTGGTTTTCTTTCAGCTTCTTTTGAATATTATGGTATTTGTAAAGGAGGTTGTAGTGGATTTATTAACAGTTGTTTTGTGCCTACTGGAAAAGGTGCAACGTATAATACTACTCCAGAGGGTGAATGTTGGCAAACATTTTCAGTTGGATTTATAACCGTTAGACAACAGTTTGCTTGTCCAGGAACAACTTGGTTTTCTTCTCCAAATTATGTTTTTGGTGGTCAAGGTGTTGATTCTGATGATATTCCTACTGCTACAACAGGTCCTAGTGGTGTTGTACAATCTTTTGAATTATATGAAAGTCTTGATATTTTACCTAATTATACAGGAGAAGGTTACTATGGTAAAGGTCTCGGACAATGGTCGTATACAACATATGCTGCAAACTGGACTGGTTTAGCTGACTTTGGTTCATCTGAGGTTGATTTAAACGGCGGTAATGGAACTGGATTTAGAGTTTTAGTTCGTGCTGAAGCATGGCCAGGTGCTGGTGGTAGTGCAACAAATACAAGATATAAAGTTCTAGCTATTATTGATGCTGGTCAGAATTATCAAGCAGGTGATGTTTTAACTTTCCCTGATATTCAAGGAAAAAATATTGGGAGTGCACCTTCTACTGGTGCTGGAGGAATCAGTCTTAGAGTTTCTACTACATCTTTTGGTAGTTTAACTGATGGCGCAGCATATAGTCACGATCAATCTTTACATGATGTTATGCCAGTAGATACCAATGTTGGTAATAATAATA